AAGGTGTTAAAACATTATTAAACGGTTAATCATGGAAAACAAAGTTTCAAAAACAATATTAGAGGAATTAAAAAGATATAATCAAATCAACAGTTACATTGTTGAGCAAGACGCTGCGTTACCTCCGCCAGCGGATGAAGACCCAACTGCTGCTGAACCTCCACCACCTGCACCCGATGATACAACATTAGGTGGTGCTACTCCACCTGAAGGTGAAGCGACTCCTGAAACAGGTGCTCCTATTGATATTAATAATGACCCCGATGTTGAGGAAATTGAAACGGGTGATTCTGAAGGTGGAAAAAATGACGGTGGTACCGAAGAGTTAGATATCACAGAATTAGTTACTTCACAAAAAGACATGCAGTCAAAACAGGAAGAATACATGAATTCAATGATGTCTAAATTAAATGACTTAGAAAGTAAACTAGCTCAGATGGATTCAATCTTTGACAAGATTAATTCAATTGAAGACAAAGTTGAACAATACAGACCAAAAAGTGCTGAAGAAAAAATGCAATTAAGGTCTTTAGATTCTGGTCCTTATAGTCAAAAGTTATCTGATTTCTTTACTGAAAAAGAACCACAAATGAAACAACAAGGTAAGGAGCAATATATTTTAACACCTGATGATGTAGAAAACTACGACAAGATGAGTGTTAGAAAATCTTTTGACCAAGGTTTACAAAACTAATTTGATTTCTGAAAAAATTGTGTTATATTTATCTTACATTAAAAGATAAAAAATACAATTATGATGACAGACAAAACATTCGATGCCGTTCTGGCGCAGTACGAACAAAACACAAAACCATTTGGTGACCAACCAATGATGTCACAAGAAGACAGAATGAAGCGTTATTTCGCGGCTATTCTTCCTAAAGGTGAAAACTCAGGACAAAGAAGAATCCGAATCCTACCAACTACAGATGGTTCATCTCCTTTTAAGGAAGTATGGTTCCACGAAATCCAAGTAAACGGTACTTACAACAAACTTTATGACCCCGACAAAAATGAAGGCGGACGTTCACCTTTAACAGAGGTTTACGAAGAACTTATGAAAACTGGCAAACAAACTGACAAAGATTTGGCTGCACAGTACAAAGCTCGTAAATTTTACATTGTTAAGGTTATTGACCGTGACCATGAAGAAGATGGTGTTAAATTTTGGAGATTTAAACACAACTACAAGCAAGATGGTATCTTGGACAAAATCATTCCAATTTGGAGAGCTAAAGGTAATTTGACTGACCCAAATGAAGGACGTGATTTGATTATCCAATTGGTTAAATCAAAAACACCAAAAGGAAAAGAATACACTTCAATTCAAACAGTAATGTATGACGACCCAAGCAAATTGTCAGAAGACGCAGAACAATTGGATTCTTGGAAAAACGACCTAACAACTTGGGCAGATGTTTACTCTAAGAAACCTGTTGAGTATTTAGAAGCAATTGCTCGTGGCGAAGTTCCACGTTGGGATTCAGAATCTAAAAAATATGTTTACGGTGATGACGCTACTGAAGTATTCGGTGGAACACCTGTGGACCCACAAGCAGGTATGTCACCTGACGAGGAATTACCATTCTAATAAACTAAAACACATCATGTATGGTATCTTGTATGGTACCATACGTGATTAATTTATATCATATATGGCTATTAAAAAAAATGATTTTAGCTCGGTAAAGAAAAAATTCTCTACTTCAGCTAAGTACAAACCGCAAAGATTTTTTGACTTAGGTTCTGACTTCTTGGATGCGGTTGGACTTCCAGGTCCTGCAATTGGACACTTAAATATGTTCTTGGGTCACTCAGACACAGGAAAAACAACCGCTTTGGTTAAAGCCGCTGTTGATGCACAAAAGAAAGGTATTCTACCTGTATTCATTATTACAGAACAGAAATGGTCTTTTGAACACGCAAAGATTATGGGTTTTGAATGTGAAGAAGTTGTTGATGAAGAAACGGGTGAATCAGATTGGGACGGATTTTACATCTTCAACAATGATTTTAATTACATTGAACAGATTACGGATTATATCAATAGTTTGTTAGATGCACAAGAAAAAGGTGAATTGGATTACAGTTTATTATTCTTGTGGGATTCCGTTGGTTCAGTTCCATGTAAGATGACTTATGACGGCAAAGGTGGGAAGATGCAAAATGCTGGTGTATTAGCAGACAAAATTGGAATGGGAATTAATCAACGTATTTCGGGAAGTCGTAAGTCAGAATCAAAATATGAAAATACTTTGGTTATAATTAACCAGCCATGGGTGAGTCTCCCTGATAATCCATTTGGTCAACCTAAAATTAAGAGTAAAGGAGGAGAGGCGATTTGGTTAAATTCATCTTTGGTATTTTTATTTGGTAATCAAAAAGAAGCGGGAACAAACAAAATTACAGCAACAAAAGATAAAAGAAGTGTTAAGTTTGCGATTAGAACTAAAGTATCTGTGATGAAAAATCACATTAATGGTTTAGGTTATGAAGATGGTAAAATTATTGTAACACCACACGGGTTCTTAGCAGGTAAAGAAGCTGCTGAAGAAAAAGTATCTATTGAAAAATACAAAACTGAACATGCTGAATATTGGAAAGAAATTATTGGTACTGACGGTGATTTTGTTTTGAAGGAAGAAAAAGAAGAAAACTAATAAAAAGTTATATTTATTCTACTTTTATCAAATCTGTAGGTATTTATTAATATGGGAAGAAAGAAAAAAGAAGATATTGAAAAGAAAGTTAAGATTGGCGTTTCAATAGACCCCGAACTACCACAATACTTTAAAGATAAATCAATAAATTTATCTTCCCTTGTTAATAAATTATTAAAAGAGTACATTAAAAATGGAAACTAAAGTTTGTAGTAAATGTGGGGTTAGACAAAATGTTTTGGAATTTCGTAAAGATATAACTAAAAAAGATGGATTAAGACCTGATTGTAAGTTATGTGTAAAAAGTTACGAAATGTCTCGTAGGGCTAACAATCCCGATATGATGAAAGAAAAACTTAAAACGTACTATAAAGATAATCCCGAAAAAAGAAAAAAATATCGAGAAAATTATAAATTAAGGAAACAACAGCAAAGGAAAGATAGAAGAAATAGTGACCCTATTTTTAATTTAATTAATCGGATTAGGTGTAGAGTGTGGAAATACTTGAATGTTCTTAATATCACCAAAAAAAACAAAACCTTTGATATTGTTGGATGTTCCCCTGAATTTTTAAAAGAACATTTGGAGAAACAATTTACAGATGGCATGACTTGGGAATTATTTGGTAAACATATTCATATTGACCACATTATACCACTATCATCGGCAAAAACAGAAGACGAACTTTATGAGTTATGTCACTATACAAATCTTCAACCATTATGGGCGGAAGATAATTTGAAAAAAAGTAACAAAATTTTAGTTGAACAAGAATAATAATAAACAAGTGGTTAAAACTTTAATAGTTGACGGAGATAACTTATTCAAAATTGGATTTCACGGGGTTAGAGATTTCTACCACGAAGGAAAACATATTGGGGGTATTTTCCACTTTGTTAATGTTCTTCGTAGATTCCTATCGGAATATAACTACGACAAGGTAATAGTTTTTTGGGACGGGAATAATAACTCGTCCCAAAGAAAATTACTGTTTTCTGAATATAAGGAAAACCGTCGTTTAACAATGAACGAAGAAAAGAAAGAATCTTATTATGGACAAAAAGAAAGATTGAAACAATATCTTGAAGAAATGTTCATTAGACAAATTGGTATTGACGACCACGAGTGCGATGACTTAATTGCTTATTACACACAAATAAGTCAAGATGAGAAAATTACAATCCTTTCTTCAGATAAGGACCTTACACAACTTATCACACCAAAAGTACACATCTACTCACCTATCGTAAAACAATGGGTTACAGACAAACACAAGATTAAATTAGGTACAATTGAAGTACCTATATCAAATGTAAAATTAGTTAAAATTTTATTGGGCGATAAGTCAGACAACATTGAAGGGATTTATAGCTTCGGTGAAAAGAAATTAGTTAAATATTTTCCTGAGGTTGTTGAAAGAGAACTAAATGTTGATTATATTTGTACAAGAGCACAAGAAATTTTAAATATAGATGATACAATCAAACCACTCAAGAATTTATTATCAGGTACAACCAAGTCTGGTACCTACGGAAAGGAATACTACGATATTCGTGAAAAAATCGTTAGTTTGTCAAACCCTTTAATGACCGAAGAAGCAAAAAAAGAAGTAGAACTTTATTATTCAGAAGATATGGACCCTG